GGACCACTCTACGCTCCTTGGAGTAAAGTAGTCGAAGGCAGGGGTTTCGACCCCGTGGAAGAGCGCCGCAAAGCAAAAAGAGGTCCACTTACCCCTGTCCTGATGTTTCTGGGTGTGATCATTGCCACCCTCAGTGTCATTGTGGCAGGGTATTTCCATGGTAAGATGAATATCGGTGCCGTGTGGCACAATTTGCACAACTTTAATTGATTATGAACGACTTCCTTTGGGTTGAAAAGTACCGTCCACAGACGGTTGACGAATGCATCCTGCCTGAGGAGACTGCTGTGATGTTTAAGGGGTTCATCGAACAAGGTGAAGTCCCTAACCTGCTCCTGGCAGGTCCTGCTGGCATTGGTAAGACCACCATTGCCAAGGCACTGTGTAACGAACTAGGTGCTGACTACTATGTCATCAACGGATCGGACGAAGGTCGCTTCCTAGACACTGTTCGGAACCGTGCGAAGGCATTTGTATCCACTGTCTCCCTGACCTCTGAGGCGAAGCACAAGGTGCTGATCATCGATGAGGCAGACAACACCACTCAGGACGTGCAGATGCTCCTGAGGGCGTTTGTGGAGGAGTTTCAGGGCACTTGTAGGTTTATCTTCACCTGCAACTACAAGAACCGCATCATCCAACCGCTGCACTCCCGTTGCTCTGTTGTGGAGTTCAACGTCAAGGGCAAGGAAAAGCAGTTCCTTGCTGCTGCATTCTTCAAAAGAGTGCATCAGATCCTCGCCACAGAGGGTATTGACTTTGAACTTGCTGTGCTGCGAGAGATCGTGATGAAGCACTTCCCTGACTTCCGTCGCACCCTGAATGAACTGCAACGCTATGCCTCAAAGGGTAAGATTGATGCAGGTATTCTGGGTCAGGTTTCTGATGTAGGCATGAATGACCTCATGGGTTACCTGAAAGGACGCAAGTTTACTGATGTGAAGAAGTGGGTTGTATCTAACATGGATAACGAACCTCACACAATCATGAGGAGTGTCTATGATTCTCTCTATACATACTTAAAACCACAAAGTATTCCCGAAGCAGTTCTTGTTATCGGTGAGTATCAGTACAAAGCAAACTTTGTCATGGATCAGGAGATCAACCTCGTCGCATTCATGACAGAAATCATGATGAGGTGTGAGTTCAAATGAAACGTACACAAAACAAAGAGAATTATTACTACCTGTTCTGGATTGTAGCGATGGTTGCGTTCATCGTTCCTCAGGTATATACAGCATTCGCTTACACTAGACTTGCTGACATTCTAAGTGAACCTATTGAAGTGAGAGTTGTTGATCAATGAGTATTACCAAGCACGATCTATTCCCTACTACTGTTTACCAGTTCAACCTGGGCAGCGAAGACATGTGGATGTCAGATCAGGCATTGGAATTCATCAAGACTCTCAACATGCAGATGTATAACTTCCCTGCTGGTGTCAGAACCAGTCGCGGAGACATACATAAGGAGGAACCTATGCTCCCTCTGATCGGATTCTTCCATGACTGTCTGGACTATATTCGGTGTGACCTTGCTCTCCAAGCAGAAGAACTTCGTATCTCGTTGTCGTGGGCAAATTATGCACCTCCTAAGTCAGGCGCTGGTCATCCTCTTCATCGTCACAATTATTCTTATCTCTCTGGCGTATACTACTTCACCGAAGGAAGTGATACTGTCTTTCAAGACCCTGTTGATATCCGCAATCTTGATACCTTGGAGATTACTCGTGACTGGTTCGACGGACCCTATGAAAAGTTTGATGCAGAACCTGGCAAACTTCTTGTCTTCCCTGGATGGTTGAGACATTACAGCAATCCTCACGCTGGTGAGGAGTCACGCTATACCATGTCGTTCAACTCTCTCCCTCATGGTGCAGTCAATGCTGGACCACAGGGTGTACCTATGGCGAACATCAATGTATTATGAAACTATTGAAGACCCCTTTGCGATACCCAGGCGGTAAGTCGCGAGCAGCAGCACAACTATACAACTGGTTCCCCATTGATATCAAAGAGTATCGGGAACCCTTCTGTGGAGGTGCCTCTATGGCACTGTACTTCTCACAGTTACACCCTGACGTGCCAGTATGGATCAATGACAAATACTTTTATCTCTATAATTTCTGGATCCAGTTACAAGAAGATGGTGACAGGTTGTCTGATGTCTGCTATGCAATCAAGCAAGAGCACAACACTATCGACCTCGCTAAGGAACTCTTTATACGAAGTAAAGAAGAAATTTCCTCCGCCGATCCTTTTCGCCAAGCTGTTCTATTTTGGGTTCTTAATAAGTGTTCTTATTCGGGGTTGACAGAGAACTCTTCCTTCTCACAGTCAGCATCTCAGCAGAACTTTACTCTGCGTGGTGCAGCAAACTTGAAGAAGTATCAGGACATCATTGCTGATTGGCACATCACTAATATCGACTACGAAGATGTGATGAATGATGCTGAGAGTGAGCGTGACAATGTATTTGTCTTCCTAGATCCTCCCTATAAGATCGGTTCTTACCTGTATGGCACCCAGGCAGAACTGCATAAGAATTTTGATCACCTTGCATTTGGTGAATCATGTAAGGTATGTCCATGGGACTGGATGGTGACCTATAATGTAGATGAAGATATCGAAAAGATGTTTGAAGATTATCAGCAACGATACTTCTCCATCACGTACGGTATGAAACACCGAGAGAACAACAAGAAGTCTGAACTTCTGATCTCAAACTACGACGTACAACCACCTAACCCTCTTGAAACTCTGCTTTATGGATAAGGACTACGAATACCAACTCAAAGATTACCTCAACGGTATCAACTTGAAGCAAGGTAGTCTTCAAGAGGACGATCGTGCCATGAAGAAGTACCCTTCCTTCATCGTAAACAAGTGTCTAGCAGGACATATTGACTGCATCATGCACGTCAACGAGATGAATCGTTACTACGAACTCGATAACGATCTGCAATATAACTATTACCTATATAGTATTAGGAAATCCAAACGCTTCGCGCCTTGGGATAAATTTCAGACAGATAATGATCTAGAACTAGTAAAACAGTTCTACGGATACAGCACCGACAAGGCGAGAGATGCCCTGAAACTGCTCAACAAGGATCAGTTAGAAGTCATCAGATCTAAATTAAACGTTGGAGGAAGAAAATGAGTGACGAGATCTCTTGGTCTCAGGACATGATGTTGGAGGTGGCACTGAAAGAACCCGATGACTTCTTGAAAGTGCGTGAAACTCTGACCCGTATTGGTGTTGCATCCCGTAAGGATCGTAAACTGTATCAGTCCTGCCACATTCTACACAAGAAGGGCAAGTATTATATTGTCCATTTCAAAGAATTGTTTGCCTTGGATGGCAAACCTGCTAACATTACTAAGAACGACATTGAACGTCGTAATCGTATCGCAAAACTTCTGTTTGACTGGGGTCTTGTAGACTTTGAGGCAGAGGGTCTTGTTGATATTGCACCTCTAAATCAAATTAAAGTGCTATCATATAAAGATAAAGCGGACTGGACACTTGAATCTAAGTACAACATCGGGAAGAAGAAAGTAGTTCAGGAAACTTGACCTATGTATGATGATATGGACTGTTATGATAAGGCGATCCAACTCTTTGGAACAAGAGTTGGTATGATCTGTGCTATGGAAATGGCAAAGAAATTAGATGCTGAGACCGCCTATGAAAACATCAAGTATGAGTTGAAAGAACTCAAAAAAGTCCGTAAAAAATGGAACAAAGAACACTGTGATGATTGCTAATGAAATTTCTTGGACTGAGAGTTGAAGACCACGACTCCAACATTTGTTATACTGATGGCAAGAAAGTCAAGTACCTCTCTACGGAGAGGTATTTTGGTATCAAACACCATGGATTTAACAATACCTGGCAGTGGGAGGACATCCTAAATGATTGGGGTGTTCGTGTTGATGAACTGGATGCTATCTGTATTGTCAGTGACCAGGTAAACTTCGATAAGGGTGAGTTATACCGAGAAATCGACCTCGGAACGACCTGTCGTGCCTTTGCTGTTGACCACCATTGGGCACACGTTTTGTCACAGTGGCCTGTTGGTCCCATTCCTTATACAAACTATGTGTTTGATGGGTATGGTAACGATGAAAAGTCTCATTCTCTCTTCCTAGGCAACAAATTAGAGGTCTCACATACCTTGAAGCGTAATGGTTCCATCGGCATTGAGATGGCAAAGGTAGGTGCTACGCTCGGACTCAAAGATGTGACCCCAGATGGTCTAGATTTGGCAGGAAAAGTGATGGGATTGGCAGCATATGGTCTGGTTGACTATGACTACATAAAATTCCTACGTCAGTTCCCTATTAGTCAGATTAAGAAGATCTGGAACTACGATCAGTGGACCAGAAAGTGGGACGGAGACTTCGATATCAACTGGTTACGCACGGTGCATGAGTACACAGCCGAACTTTTAGCGAACTACGTTGGACCTGGTGATGACCTGGTGGGCATGACTGGTGGTGTAGCACAAAATTGTGTGTTTAATGGTGCTATTGTGCGCTCTGGACAACCTATCAACACCATCCCACACGCTAACGATTGTGGTCTGTCACTGGGTGCTGTTGAGTTCCTTCGTCAACACTTCCATGAGGAAGAATTTGATGATACAGGGTTCCCATTCTGGCAATCTGATGAAGGTACAGAGGAAGTCAATGATGACACCATTGCTATCGCAGCAGAAGAACTAGCAGCAGGTAATATCATTGCATGGTATCAGGGTCATGGAGAGATTGGACCCCGTGCATTGGGTCATAGGAGCATTTTGTGCAATCCTAGACTGAAAAATATGAAGGATGCACTGAATCATAATGTCAAGCATCGTGAGCACTTCCGACCCTTTGGTGCAGCAGTCCTAAGAGAGGATGCATACAAGCATTTTGACGTACATCCTGAGGCATCAGTGCCCTGGATGAATGTATCTGTTGAGTGTCATGATCCTGGTCTGGCATCTGTCACACACATCGATAAGTCCACCAGAATACAGACAGTAGAGGGTAATGATTGCTTTGCAAAACTACTCAGAGCATACAAAGAACTGACTGGTGATAGTGTTCTGCTAAATACTTCCCTTAACATAGGTGGTAGTCCCATTGCTGCTAAGCATTGGGAAGCAAAGGAGATCTTTTCCAAAAAAGGTGTTGATTTCCTCTTCATCGGTAATGATGTGCTACATAAATAGTGGTGCCTTACTCCTCTATTCATGGCTGATACCAAGCCCAAAGTAGAGAAGGAAGACCAAGATGAAGATAAGAGTGAAGTCCTTGGTAATCTAGTGAAAGTCGTTGTACTTATTTGGTCTGCGTCCCTTCTCACGTTCAGTTACGTTCGACTGCCTAATGGGCAGAAGATTCTGGATTTTGATCCTACCTTTATAGCCTCGGTCTTTTCTGGGTCGTTAGCTGCGTTCGGATTGAGTCCTGCTAAAAATGGTTCTGCTCCAAAGAAAGCCCCGTCTATCGGTAAAAAGGAAGAAGAAAATGCAAAAACTAATTAATGCACTTGCAGTGCTCTCGTTCTTAGGAACAGCAACCATCGTTGGTGCTGGTGCCTATGTTTACATTCAAAAAGATGCTCTGATTGAGTCTGCCAAAGAGGCAGCAACAGCAGCAGCAACCGAAGCAGTCGTAGGCGCTCTGCCTGGTCTGGTCGGTGGTCTTATGCCAGAGGTTCCTGAACTTCCTGGTGCTACTGGTGGTGCAATTCCACCTACTCCTAGTGCAACTGGGGGTGTGTTGCCTTTCTGATATAGATTATGGAAATCCCTGAGATCGGTACTGACACTGTTGGTATCAGAGACATTAAAATCATAGAAATACCTACCTGGAACTTCAACGAACCCTCCCAAAGAGGGTACGTTGTTGCTCCTGTTGTTGTCGATATCGGGACTCCCATTGTCAATATGCCAGGCTGTGTAGAAGCACATAGCACGAACAATAAAAAGAACAGATCTGTCACTGGTGATGACCCTAAGGGCACCATCACCTACTGTGATGCAGGGATGCCTAACTTCAATCCCATTCAGTATGAACCTGATCAGATGATCATGACATACCCTGCACCTGTACCTAAAACAAATACCCCAGAGCAACCAGAAGTAAAAGCACCTGAGGTAGAACCACCCGTGACACCCACCAAGACAGTGGTGCAGTGTCCTACAACTGAACAACTGCGAGATGAACCTGTTGGTTTCATCTTTGACAGTGGTCGTAAGAGAGTAACTGGTTACAAACTAGAAGGTAACCAGTGTGTACGACTGGTAGAGAATGTCGAAATAGTTGAACAGGTGGTCAATGCTATACCACCTGTGGGAACTGTAACTACTACTGCGAGTATTGCTGTCGTTGCGACGACCTCTGCACTGCTCGCAAAACCCTTTGCCGATCTGCTTCTGAAAGTGATAAAGCCGACTGTGAAGAAGGTGATGAAGAAGATTGCGACTCTTCGGGGGAAAAAGGAGAAACCTCTAAGCGTACGGGAGCGTCGCTCTGAGCAGAGGGATCGGAATCAAGCGATTGCTGCTCTTCGGAAGGTCTTGAAACCGAAGGGGAAGGGATAGTGTGACGGTGATCTTTGATATGAGACACGTTCATTACCATAACATCAGCACATATTGCAGCATACTTTGTGCCAGGTGCAAACATAATTCCAGCCTTCATTAGCTCGCCACAATTTTTAAGTCTAGCGATCTCAAAATCTAATCTTTTATTAGCAGTCAACTGTGTCATCATGTCGATGTTTGCTTGCGCTGCTTCCTTACACTGGTCTTGTAACTTCTTATCTAATGGTGTAGACCATGTAATAGAGAATCCTGCACCGAGACTAAAATTATCTTTCTGTCCAGTTCTAGTTCTTTTATAGAACAGAATGTCCCCAGGATTATCAATACGACCGTCCTCATCTAGGTCACTTACATCATACACAGGATCGTTATAGTAATCTTCCCATGGTCTGGCAGCGGAAGCAGTTCCTGTTATATACGGAGTGAAGTTTCTTGTAGGTCCCTGACACTGAATGCCGTTTCCGTATGTGTTAGTGATATATGGACCTTGTAAAACCTGAATAGCTTGGTTGGTCACTGAGCCAGAGCTATTTGCCACTGGGGATGCTGTTGCACTAACACCACCAATCGTTTCTGCGTTGACAGGTGAACAGGTTAGTGCAGCGATTACTGGGAGAAAATACTTGTAGTGTCTGTTACGCTTGTGACCTCGGTCACCCTTTGAATAATCGTGTGGTTTTGTAAACCAGGACCTGAGTACGTTTCTGTGAACTGAAACGCTTCTCCTGGTACTGTCTGTGTGAATTGCGGTTTGCTTGTTGCTCCCGTCCATTGCGAAGTCACTCCATTAATAGTTACATTTGTGGAACCAGTGCCAGGTGATAGGTTCCCATTAGCAGTTACACCTGAACCTGTGGCAGAGTATTGATACCCTGTCGAGTAGTCCATCGAATTTATGGTCTCAGTTATGGTCTGAGTCGTCTCCGTGTGGCTCGACATTGAGCCCTGGGTGAAGTTTGGGACCACGGGGACCGCCTGGACAGCGGCAGCAGTAGTCAAGACTGCCACCGCACTTGTCACAGTAAATATGATTGTCTTTCCAGAACGGATCATTGCGAACGTCCTCAGTCAATTACAGTGATCTCACTTACAAATTGACCGATAGCACTAGTACCAGCTCCACCCGCCGTCACGGTAAGAGCACCTGAACTCGTCACTGTACCTGCTAGATCACCAGCAGTTCCAGCGGTGTAGGAAGTAACCGAAGAGAAGTTCGGCACTGCACCTACGGTCGGAGCAGATTGTGGCACAGCGTCAGCCTGTGTGTAAGATTGACTAAAACTAAATGCTGAACCAGGGGTATCCTGAGTTGCAGAAATAGTTCCAGGACTGTATACACCAGAGGTAATAGTTCCTGCCGACACAGTGTTAGCAGTCGTACCATCGGTAGTATCAATATTTGAACCTGAGATACTGAATGTAGAACCAATTCTAGAAGAAGTGCTTCTTGCTGCATCCACGTTCAACTGCACACTTGCTGCGTGCTTAGTAACAAGTCCACCCGCACTTACTGCTGGGGCGGTCATCAAGATCATTACGACAGGGATGAGTTTTTTCATCGCGTCATACATAGAACCTACTTCCTATTTAGCAAAAAAATATGTGTACGGGAGTATACCGTTCGGTTACTACGACCGCGTATTTTTACTCATGTGACCTATATAATATGGTCGCCTTCGGGGACCACAAAATACAATCTCGCTTACTAGGAGAAGTTAAATGACTGGACTGAGAAAGTTCACGGCAAAAGATCTTAATGCCGTGGTAGATGCTGTCGAAAGATACAGCGTCGGTTACGATGATCTAATGTACAGACTACATTCATATGGAACAGGGTCTGTAAACGAAGCATATCCCCCTTACAATCTCGTGAAAGAATCAGAGGTTAAGTGGAGGATCGAAATGGCACTTGCTGGTTGGGACAAGGACGAAATTGAAGTCTCTACTGAGAGTAACGTCCTCCTAGTCAGGTCTAAGGCGGCGAAGACTAAGGGTGAAGAGGAGTATATGCACCGTGGGGTTGCCACCCGAACCTTCGCACGAGGTTTCAATCTAGCCGATGATGTCGAAGTCACCACAGTGGACTTCAAAAACGGAATGCTTGTGGTAAACTTACGGAAGATCATTCCTGACCATCAGAAGCTGAAACTATATGAAATTAATTCAGAGGGTGTTGACGCATCCAGTGACTCTGCTTAATGGATTGTTTGTTGGATTCTTAATCGTCGTGGGTTTGGCACATAACCATGCTCACTACACCATGGAACAAGATGCTGACTCATATGTGAGAGCATGGTGCAAGAAGAATCCAGACACTTGTCAGAGTTACCTAAATGATTACTGATATATAGTGTACAACCGAAGAGACCCCCTGGGTCTCTTTTTGTTTGGAGCTAACTATGAACATGTATGTAAATCTGTGTCCCGCGTACACAGAGAAGAGTGAAACACTGACCTTGGATGTACCCACCGATGAGATGGATTCATTCATGCAGTACGTTCACATCCTTGCTGAGGAAAAGAACATCTCAGCTAGACGCGCCTTTACTGATATGGTAAAGTATACTTATGAACACCTAATGGAAAAAAACTATGAGCGTAAGAATCGTAAGAATGACAAACGGCGAGGACGTAATCGCTGATGTCTACGAGATGCGCGATGGTAAAGATGCACCACCTCTTGCTTACAAGTTAGAGAAACCATACACCCTGGTAATTCAACGACCACAGAGTCTGTTTGAAGAACCTAAGTATGGTGATGCACCTGAGACATTGGATCATATGGATATTGAGTTCTCTGCCTACGTGCCGTTCTCAAAGAATCCTCATATCTATTTGCCACTGCCATCAGTGTCATTTATTTACAACCCTATCGACCAAGTGGTCGAAAAATACAACGAACTAACTGCCGAACATGCTGAAATTGATGTTGTTGAAGAACGACCCGAGTCTGTACCTGCTGGGGATGATGACGGAACTGGACGAGGAACCGTCGATTCTGATTGAGAAGTGTGTACGGGTCCATGAAGACGGTACTCTGACCGACTTCCCCCTACACACAGACCAACGTGACCTCTTCTTGACTTCTGACCTGGTATTTACTATACTAGATCCGTCTGCTGACCTAGCAGACAAGTACAAGATGATGGTTAGTTGATGAAATTTTACACGGACGTGCTTCTTCTCGGTGACGACATCCTCTATCGGGGATACGAGCACGGAGAACCTGTCCAGTACAGAGAGAAGATCCGTCCTACCCTGTTTTTCGTACCAAACAACCAGAGCAAGAAGTCTAAGTTCAAGACTCTTGACGGTCGCTATGCCCATCCCAAACGTTTTGACGGCGCAAGGGAAGCGAGACAGTTCATTGAACACTACGCTGGTGTAGAAGGTATGGAAGTGCATGGGTATGACAGGTTCGTGTACCAATTCATTGCTGACAAGTTCCCTGATGAGGTCCGTTTCGACATGGACCAGATGAAGATCTATACGATTGACATTGAGGTCGGTTGCGACAATGGTTTCCCTTCTGTGGAAGCATGTCAAGAAGAGATGCTTTGTATCACCGTCAAGAACCTCATCACCAAGGAGGTGATAACTTGGGGCACAAGGGAATTTACACCTAAGGACACAGAGTATCGTGTGTTCTGGAAGGAGGTGGAGATGTTGGAAGACTTCCATGCATGGTGGACTCACAACACTCCTGATATTATTACTGGTTGGAACTGCAACCTGTATGATATTCCTTACATCTGTCGTCGTCTTGAACGGGTGCTAGGAGAGAAGTGGAAGAAGTCCCTCTCTCCGTGGAACCGTGTGATTGAACGCGAGGTTGAGATTCGTGGACGTAAGCAACTCCAATACACCATTAGTGGTGTTGCTATCTTGGATTACCTAGACCTGTACAGGAAGTTTACATACTCTGCACAGGAGTCCTATCGTCTCGACCACATTGCAAATGTCGAACTGGGTCAGAAAAAGATTGACCACAGTGAGTACGAGAACTTCAAAGAGTTCTATACAAAAGACTGGCAGAAGTTTGTTGAGTACAACATCGTTGACGTTGAACTTGTTGACCGTCTGGAAGACAAGATGAAACTGATCGAGTTGGCACTCACTCTTGCCTATGACGCCAAGGTAAACCTTGAAGATGTTTACTCGCAGGTACGGATGTGGGATACCCTTATCTACAACGATCTGAAACAACGTAACATCGTGGTGCCACCAGTGCATCGTAGTGACAAGAGTGAACAATATGCTGGTGCATATGTCAAAGATCCCACCCCAGGAGGTTACGACTGGGTTGTCTCCTTTGACCTTAACTCCCTGTATCCACACCTCATCATGCAGTACAACATCTCCCCAGAGACTCTGGTGGAGAGGCGTCACCCCACAGTGACTGTTGATAAACTGCTAGCACAAGAGGTGGAGATCGACGGGGAGTTTGCTGTGTGTGCCAACGGTGCTCAGTACCGTAAGGACATACATGGTTTCCTACCTGAAATGATGCAACGTATCTATGACGACCGTAAGATCTATAAGGGAAAGATGCTTGCTGCTAAGCGGGCGTATGAAGAGTCCCCGTCCTTGGATGTACAAAAAGATATTGCAAGGTACAACAATATCCAGATGGCAAGAAAGATCCAACTCAACTCTGCCTATGGTGCCATTGGAAATCAATACTTCCGATATTTCAATCTGGCAAATGCTGAGGCAATTACTCTCTCAGGTCAAGTCTCGATCCGTTGGATCGAAAACAGGATCAACGGATACCTAAATAAGATTTTGCAAACAGACGGAGAGGATTATGTTATCGCATCAGACACTGATTCGATCTATCTTAATCTCGGACCTCTTGTTAGTAAATTTCTTGGTGATAAGTCTAGCGATAAAGCAGCAGTTGTTCCGATACTTAACAAGATCTGCAACGAGAAACTGGAACCTTTTATTGAACGTTCATATCAAGAACTTGCGGATTACGTATCGGCGTATGACCAGAAGATGATCATGAAGCGGGAGAACATCGCTGACCGTGGTGTTTGGACTGCTAAGAAGAGATATATCCTCAACGTGTGGGACAGTGAGGGCGTTGCATACACTGAACCCAAACTAAAAATCATGGGTATCGAAGCAGTGAAGTCCTCCACTCCTGCACCGTGCAGAGTTGCCATTAAAGAAGCACTGAAAGTGGTCATGAATGGCACAGAGACTGACTGTCAGAAGTTCATCTCTGACTTCCGTAAGGAGTTCGAGAGTCTTCCCTTGGAGGAGATTGCTTTCCCTCGCTCATGTAATAACATCAGCAAGTTCTCGTCACCTAGTCACATCTATGGTAAGGGATGTCCCATGCACGTACGTGGTAGTTTGTTGTATAATTACTACGTGAAGAAGTTGAAACTTGGTCACAAGTATCCCCTCATCCAAGAGGGAGAGAAGATCAAGTTCATCTATCTACTCAAACCAAACAAGATGGGTGAGGATGTTATCTCTTTCTTTCAGACTCTTCCCAAGGAGTTTGATATCCATGGGTCAGTCAACTATGACTGGCAGTTTGAGAAGAGTTTCCTAGGTCCCGTCAAGGTTGTCCTTGACGCTATTGGTTGGACCCCACAAAAAGTAAACACTTTGGAGTTTTTATTCGGATGAGTTTCCTAAATGATGTAGTAAAGGAGATCGGCAATGAGTATGCTGGTGTCGTTAGTGATGGGGTTGCTGCTGGCGACGTTGCATCTTTTGTTGATACTGGCAGTTATCTATTCAATGCCGTGGTTAGTGGTTCGATTTTCGGAGGTCTTCCTTCCAACAAGATTACTGCCCTGGCAGGAGAGAGCAGCACTGGTAAGACTTTCTTTGCTCTCAGTGTGGTTCGTAATTTCCTTAATTCTGATCCTGAGGCTGGATGCATTTATTTTGAATCTGAATCTGCTATCTCTCGTGACATGATTGAGTCCAGAGGTATCCCCTCTGATCGTATGGTGATCGTTCCTGTTGTCACTGTGCAGGAGTTCCGTCAGCAAGCGATCAAGATCATTGATAACTATTTGAAACTACCAGAGAAGGATCGCAAACCTATGATGTTTGTGCTTGACTCTCTCGGTATGTTGTCTACCAGTAAAGAGATTACTGACACAGAAGAGGGTAAAGAGACTCGTGACATGACCCGTGCTCAGGTGGTCAAGTCAATCTTTCGTGTGCTAACCCTCAAATTGGGCAAGGCAAACGTGCCTCTGCTCGTTACCAACCATACATATGATGTGGTGGGTGCCTATGTGCCAATGAAAGAAATGGGCGGTGGCAGTGGACTTAAATACGCTGCATCGACTATTGTATATCTGTCCAAGTCTAAGGAGAAGGATGGCACAGCAGTCGTAGGTAACATCATTAAGTGCGAGACCAAGAAGTCCCGCTTCACTAAGGAGAACTCTAAAATTGAGACTCGACTATTTTATGACGAGCGTGGACTTGACAAGTATTACGGACTACTGGAACTGGGTGAGAAGCACGGAGTCTTCGAGCGGGTCGGGAATCGCTACAAGATTGGTGGATCTAATCTTTTTCCTAAGTCTATTCTCGCTGA